CGACATCCTATTCTTGACCCAATGTAACGCCTCAATGGGATTCATATTAGGCACAATCAATTTTATAAATTGTTGTTCTAACTCTCCGTACATAACAACTTCTTTAGCTACAAGTTTTCCTTCCCAGTCTTCTGTCTTTAGAAACTCATTTGAAATCTTAGAAATGATATCACTTGCGTTACCTGAGTATGATCGGTTAATATTTTTCGTCTTAGAAAGAAAGGCAATATCTTCGATCAAGTGAGCAACATACTGTTCCTGATCATCTTTAATCTTTTCTGTTTTGATTAGTTTGTCTAAGTAGAAAATCTTTACAGCGGGCCTTCTACAACTGTGTGCATCTACGACCGAAATCGATATTGTTATTTTCTCGCCACCACCAATTGATAAGAAGTCAATCGAAGCATCAAAATTTACAAAACTCATTACTGCAGTAAGATAAGGTTTGTCTATGTGTTCAAATAAGTCTATGTCAAGAACACTAGGACCTATCTCTATAGGAACACCATCAATTGCTTCAAACTGAACGCTGTCTATTGAAATAGGCGTTGTATGTTCTGTGGTAGTAACACTCATTACGATTTTACTGCTCTACTAAACATGGAGAAGATACCTGTCATAGAACTCGGTTTGATCACTCTAATTTGACGTAGATCTTCATTCTGTTTCTGGTAATATTCAAGGTTGGTCATTTCAAACAATCCTGTGTTCCACCCATCTTTCGTTCTATAGTCTGTTATGTTTCCTCCATTATCGACATAATGATGGGCAGAAAGGTATTCATTTTCAACAGATAAAACCGTTGCCGTTTGTGTCACGATGCCATCAAAATCTGAAATAGTGTCGTCTACTAAAAACTCAGAATCGTCAATAGGGTCTATAACGACTTGACCCAAACTTGTATCGATACGAACAAGATTGCCTTTCGCGCCACTCTGTGATACAACCGTAGTCACTTTTGAAAACATATCAATATCGTCTTGGGTATTTAATGTGATGTTAGGAAAGTCTTCTTGGGCCTTCTCTATGATAGAAGTTTGCGTTAATGGCCATCCCTGCTCGCGTATGTGATCGTTCATTAAATAGAATGTCCAATGTAATTTAGGATTGTCATAAAGACTATACGAAACATTATCTGGTCTCTGTCCATCACGTATGTAAAGGTCTTGATAGAACGCAGAGTTTTCTTTTACTTGATCTACGATCTCGATATACAAAGAGAGATTCTGCATAAGCGCAGTATCACCATTTGCGAACTGATAGAACTCTTTTGGGAAATCTAAAAAATATGACATTAGTAACCTTCCTCAACATCCTTTCTATTGATCGTAACCTCTTCAACGAAACTAAGAGATAGGTCTATCTCGACTGGTCTTCCATCTGGATGAAATGACATCGATGAAGGGTTGTAGTTAGTAGACACCGATCTCAAATAACAATCTTTTATTCTGTTACCTACGCGTTTCCTTTTCGTAACCATTTCTGGGTATTCGTTACCTTCTTCGTCAGAACGCATGATTTCATCTTCATGTTCGACATAAACTGCAATTCTGAACAGATTCGGATATTTGTATCCAGCAGCAAAGGCCCCTACCTCAATTATATCTGGATAAGAATGTACCCTAAATTGTTTGATTATGTTTTCGACTTCTTTTGCTTCCATTCGAGATTTTGGAAGAAACTTGAACTGAAAAGTGTACTCGCGTAGATTGACGCCTTTAAAAATACTTCTTAGATTGGGGTTTACAGTAACGCCTGCTGCAATAGAAAATGCATCGGCAACTTCTCTTGGAGCAAGTTTGTTTGCTAATCTTGCGCCCACTACAGCAGCTGCTCCAGGTTGTAAACCTCCAGTCATCATATCAAAAACGCTTCCAACGCCGTCTTTGAATTGATCTAACGTAGTTTTAAGTATACTATCGCCCTTGCTCATTCCAGCAAGAGCACCACCACCAAGTAACCCTAACTCAGTACCCGATATCTGAAACCCGTCAGTTTGTTGAAACCCAACTGGTAGATATAACTCAATTCCAGGAGTGTCCGACAGTATAACTTGTCTATCACTAAACTTAAATGATGACATAAATTCATCGGCCGCATCTTTTAAAGATTCCGCACCATCTGTAGCATGTTGTACAGATTCTTGTCTTAAGTTTTCGGACCTTTGTGTTTCTGATTTTGCTATGTTTTCATAAAATCTTTTGAGACTCGAGAGTTCAGTTAATCTTGCGCGCTGCGAGTTCGATCTAGCCTCCTTCTCTGCGTCTCTAGAACCTTTATTCTTATCTCTGGCAGACTCAAATGAAGATTTTGCCTTTTTAATGTGTTCCGCGCCTTCGTTACCGACCTGAACAGGAGATACGATTTCCATTAATCGAAAACTAATCTTCGCTTTATACTGATCTTGATTCTCAAGGGGGTACTGATAGTTAAAGTAGCAACCATTATTTGTTTCATTGATACCAGCAAAACCTTTATCATTGATGTCTCTTTTGATTCCACTTTCTTCTTCAGTAGTGGAATCAATATTGATTGTGATAGCCATAGTGGTGTTATCCATATGTTTATAAATATCTTCAGACTATTTATACTCGAAATTCGAATGAAGACCTACAAGGGCAGATACAAACCAAAGAACGCATCTAAGTACGCGGGTGACATTGACAATGTCGTCTACCGATCGGGGTGGGAACGTCATGTCATGAAGTGGTGCGATGAGAACTCGGATGTGGTCGAATGGATGTCAGAAGATCTCGTGGTACCTTACATCTGCGAGACCGACAAGAAACCTCATCGATACTTCGTAGACTTCGTGATCAAGTATAAATCAGGACGCGTTGTACTCGTTGAGGTCAAACCTGCCAAAGAGACAAAGCGACCTGAACGTAAACAAGGAAAGTCCCGTCAGACTCTATTGAACGAGGGTCTGACCTACATCAAGAACCAATCCAAGTGGAAGGCTGCAAAGCAATATGCAGACGACCGTGGGTATCATTTTGAGATCTGGACAGAGAACGAACTCACCGCTATGGGTATCATGCCCAAGTCCACGCAACGTATGCGTACCAAGAAACCACTCAAGAAATTACCTCCGTTTCGCAAGAAGAAAAAGTGATGTTGATTAATCAACAAAAACTCGTATAAATACAAATACGAATTTTAACGGAAGCGCACATGTCTAAAATATTTCAGAACCTAGAACTGCAGGCGTTTCGTGCTGGGATCACTCCGCGTACCAAGGAGTCCCGTGAGTGGTTCAGAAAGAAAGCATCGAGTCTTCGTCGCCTCAACCGAGAAGCGTTGATGAAAGAAGATCCGTTGAAACAGACAAATCAAGAGATCATAGGTAGCATGTACATGTTCTTCTATGACCCAAAACATAAAGAGACTTTACCATACTACGATAAGTTTCCGTTAGTTGTAGTGGTCGGTCCGGCAGAAGGTGGGTTCTATGGTTTGAACCTTCACTACCTACCGCCGATTCTTCGTGCGAAAATGTTAGACGCGTTGATGGAAATTACAACGAATACCAAGTTCAACGACTCAACACGATTCAAGATGTCGTACGAGTTGTTGGCAAAGACTGCGAAACTGAAGTACTTCAAACCGTGCTTCAAACATTACTTGAATGAGCATGTCAAAAGTAAGTTCGCGATGGTACCCGCACCAGAGTGGGAGATCGCAACATTTCTACCGACTGCGCAGTTCGAGAAATCGGGTAAGAATAAAATCTATAATGACTCTAGGAAAATGATCTAATGGCATCAATAGAAGATCTAAAAGGCAAACTGACATCTAAGAACGGCATTGCCGCTGCTAACCAATACCGAGTTGAACTGCCTCGGTTCGGTGGTGCAAGTCCAAGAACGCTCGATGTCGTATGTAAAGAGGTCAATATGCCTGGAAAGCAGATTTTGACTCTAGACAGACAGATGGGTATCTTTCAAGAGAAGATCGCCAATGGATTTGCGATTGAAGAAGTGACTATGGTCTTTCATGTACTCAATGACTATGGTGTTAAGAAGTGGTTCGACTCTTGGCAGAAAACGATTGTAGGGGACTATGGTTCGGGAAATGGATTTGT